GTCTACAGTTGCTCAAGAAATGGTGGTACTGGTATGAAGATGCAAGAACTGGTCACCCTGATGGCCAATAAACTGGCCTATCTGAACAACGCTAAATCAACCGCTATGGCGTCCGGAGACCTTGAGGCGGTGCTGAGACTTGAAGGAGAGATCAGCGAGACTCAAGCCACCATTGAAGCTTTGCAAACACTGATGTAACGTGTTTTTAACGCTACTCCAGTCCCGTAGCGCACCACCGCCACCTGTTATTGGTGGTGGTGGCCCAGGCACATCAGCGGGATCTCGAAAGTCTCGCAATGGCTGGGTACGTGAACGGGCTGATTTTGAGGCATCGCTATTACGCTTTGACCCAGAGCATCAGGTCGCACTAAGGCGCATTTCTCAGACTCTGACTGATTCAGATCAGCCTCAAGCCAATCGCATTGCTCGTAAGCTAATTGATTTCAATGGTGATCTCAAGCAGATTGAAAGCCTTCAGAAAGAACTAGCAAAACTGGAAGCATTGCAAAGCAACCGCATTGCTACGAAAAAACTAGATGCTGATTTGAAAATGGCTGCGCGTGAACTTAGCGATATATTGCTTGATGAGGAAGATTCCATTGCAGCCCTTATGGCAGTTGATGAATTTGAATCACAAGCGGTTTTTTCTGTCTTAGGCTTTACCTTGCATTGATTCGCCGGATAACCGGCAGCGGCAACCACCAGGCCGAAAACTGGTGAGTTTGAAAGTGGAAAATGTCAAAAGCAGAGATTGAAGAAGTTGCGGAAGAAAGTGTCATTGAGACCCCTGCACTTGATGAACCTGAAAACGAGGTTGATGAAGAAGAGTCGGAGGTAGAGGAATCTGCCGAAGAACGTGTTGTGGTTTCCATTGGAGACGAGGAACCACCTGAAGAACCAAGAGCGCCGGATTGGGTTCGTGAGTTGCGAAAGTCTCATCGAGAGTTGCAGCGCAAGGTCAAGGAGTACGAGGCCAAGGAGCATTCAGCGCCAGCCTATGCTGCTGTTCCTACGCTTGGCGCAAAGCCAAAGCTGGAAGACCACGACTACGACACCGAAAAGTACGAAACGGCGCTGGAGTCTTGGTATGTCAAGAAAGATGCCGTTGAGGCTGCAAAACGCCAGCAACAGCATCAAATGGATGAGCAGCAGAAATCTTGGCAATCCAAACTGGATAGCTACTCAAAGGCCAAGAATGAACTCAAGGTCAAAGACTTTGAGGATGCTGAGTCCACGGTTCAAGACACCCTAAACACCGTGCAGCAAGGTGTTGTCTTGCAAGGTGCAGAAAACCCAGCACTGGTGATTTATGCCTTGGGCAAGAATCCCAAAAAGGCCAAAGAACTGGCTTCTATTTCTGATCCCGTCAAATTTGCTTTTGCTGTTGCCAAACTGGAGTCCCAATTGAAAGTTACATCTTCCCGCAAACCACCGCCACCCGAGCGCTCTACACCAACCGGAAATGCGCCAATCAGTGGCTCCACGGATAGCACACTGGAGCGACTGAGGGCGGATGCAGAGCGAACTGGTGATATGACGAAGGTAATTCGTTACCGTCAACAGCAGCGCGAAAAGCAATCTGCAAAACGATGACTTGACAGTAAGCGGAATGTATATGATATATTCCGCTTACATGGATTCGCCCACCAAATAAGGGCAGGACGGTTATATAAGCATCCAGCCGGCTTTATAGGTTGAGTGACCAGCAAGTTTTTTTCATTCGTCACTTATATAGGAGCCTATCATGGCAAACGCATTTAACAAGGAAGAGCGCGTAGCGTTCGAGAACATTCTGGAAGGCTTTCAGGACGCTTTGGTTCTGAGCCGCAACATCTCGGTGTACAACACCGACAGCACGATGATGGAACGCGCACGAGACACCATTTGGCGTCCGATGCCTTACATCGCTCAGTCGTTCTCGTCTACGGTTGGTTCGTCGATCTCGGCAAACTACGACGACATGACTCAGTTGTCCGTGCCTGCAACTCTGGGTTACAGCCAAACCAGCGCCTGGAAGCTGAACGCCAAAGAACTGCGTGATGCGCTGCAAGAAGGTCGCTTGGGCACCGCTGCTCGTCAGAAACTCGCTTCTGACATCAACGTGGCAGTGATGAATGTGGCTGCTAATCAAGGCACCCTGGTCGTGGCTGTTGCTGGTGCTGCCGGTGATTATGATGACATTGCTCTGTGCGACAGCATCATGAACGAGCAAGGCATTGCAATGGAAGGTCGTTATCTGGCTTTGAACAGCCGCGATTACAACGGCCTGGCTGGCAATCTGGCTGTGGCTACCCGTTCATTCGGTAATGCCAAGTCGGACAAAGCCTACGAGCGCAGCTATGTTGGCATGGTGGCCGGTTTTGACACTTACAAACTGGACTACGGCAACCGTCTGACGGCTCAAGCCACCGCTGTGACCATTGCTACCAACGGCGCCCAGGTTCGCTACGTTCCCGCTGCTACGTCCAACTCGGTTGGCGGTCAGATCAACGTGGATAACCGCTATCAGACCGTTACCGTGTCCACCACGGTTGGCGTCAATGCCGGTGACTGCTTCCAGATCGCAGGCATCGAAGCTGTGCATCAAATCACCAAGTTGTCCACTGGTCAACTGAAGACATTCCGTGTCATCAGCATCACCAACGGCACCTCAATGGTGATTAGCCCCCCGATGATTGGCGCAAACAGCGCACCGACCGATGCTGAACTTCAGTACAAGAACATCAACGTGGCAAGCACCTCCGCTACTGCGTCGATCAACTGGCTGAACGACAACGCCGCTGGTGTGAACTGCTTCTGGTCGAAGGAAGCCATTGAACTCCTGCCCGGTCGTTACTCTGTGCCTTCCGATGCCGGTGTCGCAATCATGCGCGCCAGCACCGACCAAGGCATCGAACTGGTGATGCAGAAGTTCTACGACATCGACACCATGACCACAAAGTATCGTCTTGATACTCTGTATGGTGTGACGATGAGCAACCCGCAAATGGCCGGTATCCTGTTGTTCGGTCAGTAATCCGAAACAAGAAAGCGGGTGGTGGTTAAAAGCTGCCACCCGTTTTTTTACATCTGGAGATAAATATGCCTCTGATTAAGGGTTACAGCAAGAAATCTATTGGCAAAAACATTTCCAAGGAAATGAAAGCCGGGATTCCTCAAAAGCAAGCAATTGCGATTGCACTGAGTACAGCACGTACTTCTGCTCAAAAAGCAGGCAAGCCAAGCAAGGCACCACCAAAGGCAAAGAAATGAAGTCAAAACCACCTGGCTTGTATGCCAACATTGCAGCCAAACGAGAGCGCATCAAAGAAGGCTCTGGTGAGAAAATGCGTAAGCCCGGCATGAAGGGCGCACCTACTGCTTCTGCTTTCAAAGCATCCGCGAAAACTGCAAAGAAAAAATGACCGTATTTCCGATTCACGTTTACCGCAGTCCAGGCAACTACATTCTGCGAGGTAAGTCGTATAAATTGGCCTCTGTGGCTGATCAGAACGAGCTACAAGCGCATTTGAGCTCTGGCTGGTACATTGACACTGATTCTGCATTCAAAGCCGCTGGCGACGCTGCCATTGCGACTCGGAAAACTGCTGATTGGCGGAACAAGAAGAAGTCGTCAAAGCGTAAAAGTGAATTCAAGATTGCCAAGGCAAAGGCTAGGGCTGAAAAGACAGCACGAGAAACTGGTGTTGCTGTTGCAGAACCAGACGATAATGCACAACCAACCCGTGCAGAATTGGAGCAACAAGCTACACTTCTTGGGTTAAAGTTTGACGGTCGCACTACTGATAAGCGATTGCTTGAACGAATCACGGAAACCATGAAGGACACCTGAAATGGGATATTCCAAACGCCAATTTGTTGCAGCGGCCTTTGAAGAAATCGGGCTTGCGTCTTATGTTTTTGATTTGACGCCAGAGCAATTTCAAAGCGCTGTGCGTCGCCTTGACGCAATGATGGCAACTTGGAACGCCAAGGGTATTCGTTTGGGTTACCCGTTGCCCAACTCTCCACAAGATTCTGACTTGAATGAGCCAAGCAATGTGCCTGATTCAGCCTACGAGGCCATCATCACAAATCTGGGTGTAAAGATTGCGCCGAGTTACGGTCGCACTCCAACCAACGACACCAAGATCACTGCAAAGCAGGCGTACGACACGTTGTTGGCTCGTGCAACAGCACCCATTGAGCAACAGTTGCCAAGCACTATGCCAATAGGTTCTGGAAACAAATCGTGGCGCTGGAGCAACCCATTTGTTCCGCGTCCCGTTGATCCGGTTTTGGCTGGTTCTGACGGACTCATTGATTTCAACTGAGGGGGCATCATGCCAACTATCAATCAACTTCCACTGTTGTCGTCAACTTCATCCGGTGATCAAATCCCGGTTTACAGTCCAAACAATGGCGATTCACGGCGTTTGCCTATCTCGGCTCTGCTGGCGTACTTCCAGCAATCGTTTGCCTCACCAACGGTTGCAACAAATCTGTACACCCCAGGCACAGGCTTCAATATTGCAGCACCGACACCAGTCAGTGAACAGCAGTGGATTCTGATTCAGCCTGCCAGCACTTTGGCTACGGGAACGATCACGTTGCCATTGAACACTTCAACACCGGATGGCACTGAAATTCTGGTAACGACAACACAGCAGATCACGACGTTTACGTTAGCACTCAATGGCGCTGCGGCTGCTTTTGGTGATCCGACAACGCTTGCTGCGGAAGACTTTTTCCGCATGAGGTTCTACCAAGCCACGAATTCGTGGTATCGCATTGCATAGGAGTTTCACATGGCAATTCTCAATCAATTCCGTCCACGCTACGGCTCCAATCAGGTCGTTACGCCTGCGGCAGCTTCAGCCAGCATCACTATTGCCAAGGACGACACAGCCGTTCGCTTGGTAAACAGTGGTGCCAACATTTGCTATGTGCGCGTTAGAAATGCAGCCGGTACTGCGACAACGGCAGACCTGCCAATTCGTGCTGGCAGCGAAATCATTGTGCGCAAAGGCGGTGACGACACTGTTCTTTCGCATATCAGCGCAGCAGGCACGACTCTGAATGTCCAGACGGGCGAAGACGGTATCTGATAATGGCTAAGTCGCCTGCTTGGACTCGCAAGGAAGGACAGAACCCCAAAGGTGGCTTAAACGCTGCTGGACGGGCTAGTCTGAAAGCGGCAGGACAGAACATCAAAGCCCCTGTCAAGTCTGGCGACAATCCACGCAGAGCATCGTTCCTGGCTCGTATGGGTAATATGCCCGGCCCTGAGTACAAAGACGGAGAACCTACTCGGCTCCTACTCAGTCTAAAGGCTTGGGGCGCGTCCAGTAAAGCAGATGCCCAAGCAAAGGCCAAGAAAATCTCAGCCCGAAATAAGGCGAAGTAATGCAAATCCCCATCGTCAGCGGCATTTTTACAGATAGCGGCCCGGACTTTCGCACGGCCTATCCGGTAAATCTGATTGTCACGCCCAAAGGTAGTGGCATCAGTGATGCTTACTTACGTCCAGCTGACGGCATTGTGGCAAATGGAACCGGCCCAGGCATTGATCGTGGTGGCATTAACTGGAACGGCGTGATGTACCGGGTGATGGGAACCAGTTTGGTATCCGTGGCAAGCGATGGCACAGTTACCACGTTGGGTGACGTAGGTTCTGGTGGACTTGTTACGTTTGACTACAGTTTTGATGTATTGGCAATTGCATCAGGTGGTCGCTTGTATTACTGGATTCCAGTTAACACCACAGCCACATTGGTATGGAACCCAACTGCACCAATTCTGAGGCAAGTTACCGATCCAGACCTTGGTTTGGTGCTAGATGTTTGCTGGATTGATGGTTTTTTTATGACCACGGATGGTGAATTCTTGGTTGTAACAGAGTTGCTAGATCCCATGACGGTAAATCCATTGAAATATGGAACCTCAGAAATCGACCCTGATCCAGTAGTATCACTGATCAAACTACGCAACGAAGTCTACGCTTTGAACAGCAACACCATTGAGGTGTTTGACAACGTGGGTGGAGACCTTTTTCCATTTCAACGAATTGATGGCGCACAGATTCAAAAAGGTACATTAGGAACACAAGCCAATTGTATATTTGTTGAAACTGTCGCATTCCTTGGTGGTGGACGTAACGAAGCTCCAGGAATTTACATGGGGTCAAGCGCTACAGCCAACAAAATCAGTTCAGATGAGGTTGACCGGATACTGCTGAACTACACCGAGGCCCAATTGTCTTTGGTTAAGCTAGAAGCACGTAACGACCGCAACCATCAGTTGCTTTATGTCCATCTTCCTGACCAAACCTTGGTCTTTGATTATGCTGCGTCTGAGGCATTGAAGCAGCCTATTTGGCATATTTTGGTAAGCACATATGTCGGACTATCTCAGTATCGTGCCAAGAACATGGTGTGGTGCTATGACCGTTGGAATGTAGGTGATCCACAATCGTCATCGTTGGGATACTTTACCAACACCATTGGCTCTCACTGGGGTCAGTTGGTACGCTGGGAATTCAGCACATCCATCATCTACAACGAAGGCAATGGCGCTTTGATCCACGAACTGGAATTGGTGGCTCTTACAGGTCGAGTTACCGGGTCTCCCGTACTGTCTACATCGTACAGTCTTGATGGCCTATCGTGGAGCCAAACACACACAATCTCAGCAGGCGGTATTGGAGATCGTTTGAAACGTCTTGCCTGGTTCCGACAGGGACACATGAGAAATTGGCGTGTACAACGCTTTCAAGGCGTATCTGATGCCCATCTGTCGTTTGCCAGACTGGAAGCTCAGATTGAACCATTGGCATTCTGATGGCAACAGCACCCTACTCGCGCAAGCTAAATCTTTCACGGGATCAGCTCGCGCAGTTTTTGACTGACCAACAGCAGATTAGACAGTTTGAGCTGTTGTTTTCCACGGTTGACACACTAACGCCTATCGTTGGTACTGATTTTGAGTACCAAGCAGACACAGCCGCAGCAAATGCCAACAACGCACTAGCGCAGATCAGCGAACTCGGTCAAGATGCAGCAGTCAGCGCAGCAATCATTGATGGAAAAACCACCCTCGCACTAGATCAGATTGCAACCTTGGCGCAAGAAACGTCTGTCAGCATCGCGTCAGCCGAGAACAAAGTCAACCAGGCAATGGCCCTAATCGCTCAACTGACAGCCGCAGTTGAAGGGTTGCAGATGACCCCAGCCCCGCGAGAGTTTAAACGCAGCCGGTATGGATCGTTCTACGACACCACAACACAGACGGCCACGATTATCAACACGGCCACGGCCATCACGTTTAACACAACTGATCTGAGCCAAGGTGTGTTTTTGTCGACTACATCAAGGGTAATGGTAGACACAGAAGGCATTTACAACTTCGACACATCATTTCAGATTGATAAAACTGCTGGCGGAACAGGAATCTTTGACTTTTGGTTTCGGTTAAATGGTGTGGATGTAGCAGACAGTGCCAGCAGAATCAGAGTTCAGGGCAACAATGCCGAAATTTTTTCATCGCTAAATTATTTCTTTGATCTCAAAGCAAATGACTATGTTGAACTGATGTTTGCAGTCACTGATCTAACCATAGAAATTACTGCCTTTCCAGCGGCTGCACCAGTGCCAGGCATTCCGTCCATCATTCTCACAGTATCAAACAATATCGGAGGTATCCAATGACCGTATCAATCACAGTGCTTATCCCGGCAAAACAAGCCGAGAATACTCAAACAACGCAGTACACAGCAGTGAATTGCAAAGCAATCATCGACAAGTTTACCGCCACCAACACCAGCGCGGCTAACGTAACAATTAGCGTCAACCTGGTGACCAGCGGCGGCAGCGCGGCTACTTCTAATTTGATCGTGGATGCTCGAAGCATTGCACCAGACGAGACTTACACATTTCCAGAATTGGTAGGGCAGTCTTTAGCATCAGGTGGATTCATCTCAACCATTGCTAGTGCAGCCACATCGCTTACTATTCGGGCATCTGGGCGCGAAATCGTATAATGAGCGCACCGAGTTCATGGCTGCCGGTAGCCTCTGAGGATGCTGCTGTGATCAAACATCATTTTTCATCTGGCGTTTACGCTAAAGAAACTCGGATACCTGCTGGTCAGTGGCTGGTTTCTCACGCTCATGAATTCGATCATTTGTCAATTCTGGCAAGCGGCACAGTTGAAGTAATCGTAGAAGATTCACGCAGAATTATTGAAGGGCCTTCCTGCCTGACAATTCAAGCAAAAAAGCATCATGGCGTAAAAGCCATAACGGATTCCGTCTGGTTTTGTGTCCATGCCACTGAGTGCGTTGATGAATCTGAGGTAGATCAGGTTTTGATCTCATCTGTTAACGCGCCTGAAATTGAGCGCATTGTTCACTGTTTAGGAGTCTAATATGCCTTGGATTATTGCGGGAGGCGCATTACTCGGTGGCTTGATGTCTTCAAGCGCTACCAGTAGCGCCGCGTCTACACAAGCTGGTGCGGCCCAGGCTGGCATTGAAGAACAACGGCGTCAGTTCGATGCCATGCGCAAATTGTTGGCACCTTACGTATCGGCAGGGCAGGGTGCGCTTGGACAATATGCGCCATATCAAGCGGCTGGTGCAGGCGCACTTCCAACGCTTCAGCAGTATTCACAAGCAGGTCAGAGTGCGTTAGATCAGCAGATGGCTCTTCTTGGGATGGCTCCTGAAACCATAGCGCCTCCAATGGGTGGTGGTGCAGCACCAATGGGTGGTGGCTTTGGAGGTGGATTTGCTGGCTTTGGCGGTGGTTTAGGCGCTCTTGGCGGTGCAACTCTTGCTCAAATGGCCCCAGCAGCAAGGTCTGAGGCTGATATTCGTAATGCTTTGATTGGGCAATTTACATCACCAACACGGACAGAGCAATACGGTGGCATGGGCGGTGACTTTACGCGCACGGTTGGTGGTGAAATTGATCAAGCAGGTCTTGCCGAGGCAATTCGCAATGTGCAAGCGCAAGAAGAAAATGCTCAAGCGCAGGCTCAAGCGCAGGCTCAAGCCCAAGGTGGTCAAGCACAAGCTAGTCCTGCCATGCAATATGTTGGTGGACAAGCTGGTCAAGATGCACAACGCGCAGCCATCGAGCGAATCAGCGGTGGAGAGCAATTCAAGGCACTTGCACAGCAAGGCGAAGAGGCCATGCTTCAACGAGCATCAGCTACTGGTGGCCTGCGTGGTGGCAACATCCAAGGCGCACTTGCTCAGTTTCGCCCACAGTTGCTGAACCAACTTATTGAGCAGCAATACAGCCGTTTGGGTGGCTTGGCTACTCAAGGCGGCAACGTAGCGCAAAATCTTGCTTCAAAAGGCATGAGTGCCACGAGCGGGTTGGCATCATTGGGGCAGGCATCAGCAGCGGGTACTGGTGCAGCCGGTCAAGCCACAGGCACAAACATTGCAGCCCTTATGGGTCAGCAAGGTGCAGCACAGGCTGGTGGTCAATTGGCTGGCGCATCGCCATTTGCAAACCTTCTCGGTATGCCACTTCAAATGGCAGGTATGAACTACGGGCGAACTGGTCAGTTTGGTCTGCCTGGGTTTGGCGGTTTGTTTGGTGGTAGCGGTGGAGGAGGGGGTGGTTCTATGGACTGGTATAACAATTCTCCATTGATCCCTATGCAACCAGGCGGAGGATACTAATCATGGTTCAACCAATCCAATACCAAATTCCGGGTGCTTTGAACCCGTTTGAGAACCTTGTATCCGGGTTGAAACTGGGCGCAACGATGGCTGATATGGATGTTGCTCGTGCGCAACAGCAAGCGGCTGTTCAACTAGCGCAGCAGAAGGCATTGGCTGAACAAGCAGCGGTTGAACAAAAAGCATTGGCAGATGCTGAGATTTCTGCATATTTAAACAAATCACCAGACCAACGAACGCAAGAAGACACTCGCAAACTAGTGCGATTTTTACCTGCTGCACAGATTCAAAATCTTATGGCAGCAGACGCTACTCTTTCTGATAAACAGAGAGAAAATCAAGTTGTGTTTGCTGGTCAAGTTGGTTCAGCTTTGAAGTCAAAGAATCCAGAAGTCGCCATGAACATAGTTCGTGAGCGTTTTGATGCAGAACCAGACCCACAAAAAAAACAAGGTTTAAAACTGTTGTTAGATAGCATTGAAAAAGCGCCTGATCTTGCTTTGGAAACTTTGCGGATGTCTACATTGGCACTTGGCGACAATTACGAAAAAGCAGCCAATGCCATGTTTGGTACGCCAGCAGCGGCAGCGGATGGAGGTAAGACTATCTCATCTACTGCTGACAAAATAGCGGCAGGAATTACAGACGCAGAAGGCAAACCGTTGCCTGGGACTTTCTTTGTAGAGCCTGGAAAACGACCTGAATTGGTGAAAGGTGAAGCGGCTCCTGAATCAAAAGAAACTTTTAGAATTTTACCTGCGGCAGAGGCAAAATCCAAAGGTTTGCCCTCTGGAACATACCAAATAGATGATAAGACAGGTAGGATTACAGCGGTAGGTAGTGGTGGAGTTACAGTAAATATGCCGCCACAAATTGGATCTATTCCACAAGATTATCGTGTTGTTTACGATAAAAATAGTAGACCAATTTCAATGGAAGTAATACCAGGAACTAAAACAGCAAGGGAACTTGAAGCTGCTTCTGGTAAAGTTGCTAAGGGTGTTGAGTCAACTATTTTATCTTCAGGTATTGTTCTTGAAGATATTGGAAAACTAAAAAAATCAATTACCACTCAAAAAACAGTTGATCCAGTCACTGGAATTACTGGTTCTGTTGCTTCTCAAGTTCCGGGTTCTGCTCGAAAATCAGCGGAAGGTCTTGTTCGTACGATTCAAGCAAACATTGGTTTTGATCGTTTGGGACAAATGCGAGCAGAGTCACCCACTGGAGGTGCT